CGTTTACAAGATAGAGATGGTGATGCTATGAAACTTTGGTTAGAAATTCTTAAAACTAGAGTAGAAACCGGTGAACCATATATTATGTTTAAGGACAATGTTAATAAAAATAATCCTTTAGCATATGCTATGAATAATTTAGATGTTAGTATGACTAATATCTGTACTGAAATTACACTTCACACAGATGAAGAACATAGTTTTATTTGTTGTTTATCATCTCTTAACCTTGCTAAATATGATGAATGGAAAGATACAGATGTAGTAGAAACAGCTACTCGTTTCTTAGATGGTGTAATGCAAGAATTTATAGATAAAAGTAATGGTAAAGATTCACTTATTAGAACTCATAGACATGCTCAAAAAGGTAGAGCATTAGGATTAGGTGTAATGGGTTGGCATACATTCTTACAAAAGAAAAACCTACCATTTAATTCTATAGCTTCTACAGCCTGGACTCATACTATTTTTAGTGATATTAGAAATAAAGCAGAAGCTACTTCTAGAGAATTAGCCCAAGAATATGGTGAACCTGTATGGTGTAGAGGTACAGGTATGAGAAATACTCACCTACTTGCTATTGCTCCTACAGTATCAAATTCAAGATTAAATAATTGTTCAGCAGGTATTGAACCTATTCCAGCTAACATTTATACTTTCAATGGAGCTAAAGGGACATTTATTGTTAAGAATAAGGAGTTGGAAGAATTATTAGAATCTAAAGGTAAAAATACTGAAAAAGTATGGGATCAAATATTAGCAGATAACGGATCAGTCCAAAACCTACATCACGATGTACTTACCGAATCTGAAAAAGAAGTATTCCTTACGTTTAGTGAAGTGAATCAATTAGAATTAGTACGTCAAGCTGCTATAAGACAAAAGTATATTGATCAAACACAATCATTAAATTTAAGTTTTGACCCTACAGACTCGCCTAAATGGATTAACCAATGCCATTTAGAAGCTTGGAAATTAGGGGTAAAAACATTATATTACCTAAGAACTGATTCTGTAATTAAAGGTGATTTAGGTTCAAGAACAGCAGAATGTATAAGTTGCGATGGATAATAAATTAAAAGAACTAGTAGAGGACTTAGATGAAGTTATGACTCTAATAAGAAGAATAGGAGAAGCTACTGATGAAGACGTGGAATCCCTAAAAGAAGATATTAAATTAACACATAATAAAATTAAATCTAAGTATGGCCAAGAGAATTCCTCAAAAACCGACTCACAGGAAGCGTAGTCCATTTTACTGGTGGAGACGTTTCCCTACTCATAAGGGTCTTCACCACTATAAACCCCTTATTGAGCGTATTAAAAATGGTGATTTCGATTACCCTGAATATTTTGAACAAGCTGAATGGGAGCAGCATTGGTGTCAAGAAGAAATTGACTCAAAAAGACATTTATTTAAGGATTCTCAAAGCTTTTTAGAAGAGTCTCGTTCTATTGAGCGTAGATATCGTAAGCGCCAAAATCTCCTTATTAAGGACGGTTATGAAACTGAACAAAAACGACTTAAAGAGCTTATTAAGCAGTTTACTATCACATTTGGTGGTTCAAAGCAGGATGTAATTGCTGTTATGGAAAAATTTGATGGTACTCTTGAAGAAATGTATTACTACTATGCTGAACTTAAAGGTATTAAAAATGTTAGTTTACTGGAAACTATGCCTATAAAAAGACGTGGAAGAGGTAGGCCTAGAAAAAATCCTTTAGTACAATAATAATATGGGAAAATTTCAATCAACAAAACTATTTGACGGATTTAGCTGTGTGTTTCGTCAATGGAAAGCAAAAAATACACACTGCAGATTTATGCATGGCTATGGAGTTAGTTTTAGGGTTTGGTTTGAGGGTAGTTTAGATGACCGAAATTGGGTATGGGATTTTGGTGGTATGAAACGTGCTCAAACTAAAATTGATGGTATGAGTCCTAAAGCATGGATGGATTATATGTTTGATCATACTATACTTGTTGCAAAGGACGATCCAATGTTAAATCTTATTAATGATTTAGAACATAACCAAATTGCTCAGGTAAGAGTAGTTGAAGCAACAGGAGCAGAAAAGTTTGCTGAGTTTATATTTAATAAATTAAACACATTTGTGCAGACAGAAACTGATGGTAGAGTTAGAGTAGCTAAAGTAGAATTTATGGAACATGGGAAGAACACAGCGATCTACGAAGGTTAAAGTATCCCATGAGGTACCTCTACAATTATTAGAGGAAAGTAAACAATTTAATGATTATGATTATTGTTTGCCCCATCTTTTAGACCAATATAAAGCTTATAAAGATTATTTTTATCAAGCTAAAAAAGAAGGTAGATATATAATTATGGATAACTCACTCCATGAATTAGGCAAAGCATATGATACATCACGTTTGTTATATTGGATTTCTGAATTAGAACCTGACGAATTTATTGTTCCTGATGTTTGGGAAAATGGGCATCATAGTGTAAGAAATGCTAAAGCATGGTCTACAACTGAAATGCCTGATAATACTACTAAAGTAGCTGTTGTACAGGGTAAATCATATTCAGATTTTGTTAATGGTTACCAATCATATAAATGGTTTGGTTATGAAAAAATAGCATTCAGTTATGGTGCCTCTTGGTTTGAGGAATGTTTTAAACACCCAAACTCATATGTAGCTAAAATGATGGGCCGTTTAAAAACTATTACCAATTTATATAAAGGTGGACTTATTAGTGATACTGATAGAGTTCACCTTTTAGGCTGCAATTTACCCCAAGAATATCTTTATTATAAAGATTTTAAGTTTGTAGAATCTATAGATACTTCAAATCCTATTATACATGGTTTAGAAGGAATTAGGTATTCAGAAGGAGGTTTATTACGAAAAAGTAAACAAAAAATCGATAAAGACTTTACCCAAAAAGTCACCCAAAAACAAAAAGAAAACATTCTATATAATGTAGAAATGTTTAGAAAAATAAATAATTTATGAATTTAATTTTAATTACTCTATCAGTGTGTGCTATAGCGTTTGCAGTTTATGTCTGGAGATCACATGAAGCAATAGCAGAACGAAAAGCAGAAGCTAAATTAGCAAAATGGAAACTTAAAGAAGAAAAAGCAATTAGAGAGGATGCTTATCAAAGATCTAGAGCAGTTAGCTTTGGAAAAACAATAGAACATTATGTTCCATTTATGGAAAATTTCCCAATTAATCCTAATGATATAAGGTTTTTTGGTAACCCAATTGACTATATAGCATTTACAGAGATGGGGTCTAAAAAGAATTGTGCTGTACACTTCTTAGAAGTCAAAAGTGGTGAAAGTCAACTTAATCATAGGCAAAAAAATATTAAAGATGCTATTCAAAAGGGTAGAGTATATTGGCATGAATATAATGCTAAGGGCATTTGGGAACATGAGACTAAAGACGAACATTTAAATAAAGAAATAAAATGAACAAACAAGCAGTATTGTCACTAAGTGGAGGTATGGACAGCTCCACAGTGTTGCTTCATCTACTCGCCAATGGCTATGAAGTGACAGCACTGTCTTTTGATTATGGGCAAAAACATAGAGTAGAACTTGATAGAGCCCAAGCATTAGTAGATTATATTAATGAAAATGCTATTCAACCTAATTTAGACGGAAATCTTATTAAAGTTTATAATAGGGTAAAATATGGGGTAATTAAACTTGAAGGTTTAGCTCCTATGCTTAATAGTGCTCTTGTAGAAGGTGGAGATGAAGTACCAGAAGGGCATTATGAACAGGAAAATATGAAAGAAACTGTTGTTCCTAACCGTAATAAGATTTTTTCATCATTAATTCAGGCTGTTGCCTTATCTATTGCAAATGAAAAACAAACAGACGTCCATGTTGCAATGGGCATTCACGCAGGTGATCATGCTATTTATCCTGATTGTAGACAAGAATTCCGGGATGCTGACTATAAGGCTTTTACCGAAGGTAACTGGGACGCTGGTCGCGTTAGCTATATTACCCCTTACCTTAATGGGGATAAGTTTGATATTCTTGAAGATGGAACCAGATGCTGCAATGAGCTCGGACTTAACTTTGATGAAGTGTATAGAAATACAAATACTAGCTATAAGCCCATTAATATTAATGGGACTTGGTACAGTGATTATAAATCAGCTTCATCGGTGGAAAGGGTTGAAGCTTTTCTTAAGGTGGGAAGACCTGATCCAGTCGCGTATGCTGATGAATCAGGACCTGTCAGTTGGGATGTTGTACAAAACCATGTTAAACAAGTACTAGAAAATGCTTAAAAGGATAGAAGATTATAATAAAATTCTACCTATAGTAGAAGTATATCGCTGTGTGCAAAGTGAGGGTTCCCGTTTTGGGCGCCCCACTATTGCAGTTAGAACCACAGGGTGTACCCACCGTTGTTGGTTTGGAGAAGGTGGCTGGTGTGATAGTTGGTATACAAGTATTCACCCAGAAAAAGGTACTTTTACCTTTAATGATATAATCGCTATTTATGACGAGAACCCACAAGTTAAAGAAATGATGCTTACAGGTGGGTCTCCTACAATGCATGCCGCCTTAGTAAATGAAATTACACATTTTGCCAAAGAAAGAGGAATCCTCGTTACAATTGAAACCGAGGGATCCCATTTTCTTGAGACTGATAATCCCATTGATCTCATATCTCTTAGCCCTAAGTTTTCTAATTCTGTGCCTAGGGTGGGTATTACTACTCCCGGTGGTAAAATTGTTGATGAAAGGTTTGTCAAAACTCATAACAGGTTTAGATTACATTATGAAAATATTAGGAAAACTTTAGATTATCATAAAGA